TGTGCCTGTTCCGCATTGTCATAGCAAAAACCTGTCGTTGTCGTATTTTCATAATAGCTGATAACGGGCAGTTCTTGTTCTTTATCAGGGTGATAAAAACAAACGGTGACGTCCTCTAAATTCATAGATACTAAAATATCGCGGATAATTTTATTTACGTCTACCATTCAGCTTTACCCCCTTTAACATCACTTGCAATCCCATATTCCAATCAGCTACATATGTGACTTCGTAGGTTTTTGTATCTGTTATCAAATACGCACCGACCGTTATATCGGAATTACGGGGACAATAAAACACATACTGACAATCAATTTGCAGTCCGTAATCTTTTGACGCCATATCACCGCTGTACGGTTGTAAATCGCCTGTAACTGTACTTTTTTCTATGATGTCGTATGTGTTTTCGTAATCGTCGTAATTCCCTTTTACGGCGATTTTTGCCGTTGTGTTATCAAACACGCTAAATATGTTCCGATAGTTTTCGTTTGCTGATGTCACTTGGCAAAAACCCCCTTTTACAGCGGTACGGTCTTAAACGTGATTCGTATTCTTTCAAAAATTCGTCGGTGTCGGTTGACGCGGACGACGTTTCAAATGATACGCTACGTTTATCCTCTGTAACAGACTTTATGACTTGCGGTGCGGCTGTTTGTCCGTACCCTTTTCGGCGGTACATTTCCGCCGCCATTTGAGGCACAAGACTTTGTAGTTTTGTCGGCACTTCGGCTGTGTGACAATATGAATTTATTAGATTTTCCATATCATCAATCAAAAAAGACAACAAGTCGTCTTGCTCGTTGTCTTTTATTCCTAACAGCATTTTTGCTGTACTCAAACTATCCATTGTATCAGTCCTCTTTCTTTCTGCGCGTCGGTTTCTTGGTTTCTTCCACCGTTTCCGCAGTTTCTTCCGGTTCGTCCGCTGTCGGTTCACCGTCTGCGACATAATACCCCGACGTCTGATACGCACGGATTTGAATTTGATTTGTCAGATTGACTGTATCAGTACCGTTTGTTAAACGCATATGTACCGCCCCTTTCTTTTATTCTGCTTTTTTGTGAACGTAAATAGCGTTCTTTTTGTTGTCTAATACGAACGCGTCGTAGTAAACTCTACCCTCAACAAGCCAACCGTTAATACCCGGAGGATTGTCGTGGATTTTGTATTCTGACAACTTAACCGGTGATGTTGTTGCGATTTTGTGTGTGATGAAAAACAAAACGCCCGCCGGCAATCTTGTTGACGGTGCAACAACAATAGGAATACCGTCAACCATACCGACTTGACCTTTGATTGCAATGTTCTGTGCAATATCACCCTGCTTGATGAATGAATCATCTTGCTTGATTAACTTGAAAAATTCAGTTGATACAATCGCTACTTTTCCCTCCGGTACGTTCTTTTCGATTAGAAAACTTGTACCGTCCAAAAATGCACTGTACGCATTTTCTTTTGTGATTGCTCCTGTTGCTGTTTGTCCTGCACTTGCGCAGATTTTTGCAAATCTGTATGTATCAATTTCCGGTACGATAACCTCTCTGATTTGACGTTGTAGGGCTGAACCTGCACTGTTTATCATTTGTGTATCGTTGTAGTTTCCTCTGTCGATTGTGAACGTAAAACTTCTGTCTTGGTTCATTGTCAGTTCCTGTATGGTGTTCTCTAATTCCTTTGGTGTTCCGTAACGGTTTGAACCCTCTTTTGTGTAGTCGTTCATTGCCGCAGTAGGTACAGAATACACGTTTACTGTTTTAACACCGACAAAATCAAAATTTTGGTTTACAACGGCATTTGACATTGACTCTTTTGAAAATCTTTCGTCAATCGCCTTTGCGTATTTGCTTGCGTAATTAATAGCCATATTTTTTACTTCCTTTCTTTGTTTAGTTGATAAATCCCGCTAAAAACGGGTCATTTCCCTTGTTGTCCGGCTCGTTGAACTTCGGCGGATTGCCTTTCATTCTTTCTGTGACCGCCTTTTCTACCGCCGCATTGAAATCCTTTTCAAATGCGTCAATGTTCGCTTTGGTTTCTTCCGCAGTCTTACCGCACAAACGCTCGGCAAA